ATGTTGACGATCGACAAGTCAAAGGTGCTACCAACAGTAGCGTTGGGAACAGCAGCGTCGATTGCAGTGCCCAGAGGCAGCGTGTAAGTCGCAGCAGAAGTGGAGGGGTTAGCCACCAACATCTGGTTAACGATCTGAGCTGCTGTCAAGGTTGCTGTAGCCGTAGCTGTCTGAGGGGCGGCCATTGCGCCCATGATAGTTTCTGCGCGGTTGCCTGCACCAACTTGGTAACCGCCTGCGCCGTTAGGGAGAGCCATGATAATTTCCTTAAAAAAGATTAAAACGAATGAAAGGGGGCCGAAGCCCCCGTTTCAATTTAGCCCCACATACGGACGGCCATTTGTGGACGGATTGTGCTGAAACCATACAGCACGTCAATACGGCAAGGCAAGCGGTCGTTGTTGATGTCGTACTGACGCACAACACGCAAGCTGATACCGTTGTGAACTGCGCGGGCAGCCATGTCAACACCTTGTGGCAACAGCAAGTCAGCAGTTGCGAAGGTGATGGCATCCTTGTGGTACACCAGGTTCTGAGCGTACTGGGTAGATGCAGCGCCCACGAAAGTCACAGTTGCGCCAGTTGCAGGCAGCACGTCCACAGTAGCCAAAGCATTGGCAGCAGAGTACATAGGAGCAACAGTCACAGTCCAAGTACCAGCCACTGCGGTGGCGTCAACCAGGGCAACGAATTGGAACAATGAACCAGTGGACTCACGGGTTTGTGGGTTGACAGCGTTACAAGCGCTGATCGTGAACACGTCACCAGCTTTGATGGTGGTAGTCACAGAGCCTTGCTCCAACAAAATGGTGGTAGCACCTTCGGCAGTGACGCCTGGGGTCTTGACCAATGTTGAAGCAGTCGCGCTACGTGAGCCAGTGGTGTGCTGCTTGATCGACTGAGACATGTTGATCTCGTCAAAGCCCAACACGCCAGTGCCCATCATGCCGTTCTTGAATTGCTTGCTGATAGTGTCTGTTGGGTTGAACAAACCTTTCATGCCTTCAACCAAGCCAGCGTTAGCAGCAGGGTTCACGGTAGCGAAACGTGGGGACATCACAGCAGCGTTCTCGTTCAGCTTCTGCTGTGCTTGCAACAGCACCAAAGAAGTGGAAGGAGTGGTGCCAGGAGTGCCAACGGTGTTACCGATGGTTCTGTATGCGTTGGCAACGTCAGCGTCGATGCTGGAGGCCAACTGGCTAATACGAGGCTTCAACACACGCTCTGCAAAGTCGTCCAATTGCATCGTCAATTCAGCAGATGTAAAGTTGACGCCGATGTGCTTTTGGTTGTTCACAGTCAAAGTGGTGAACTGTTCGTTGTCGTCCTGAACTTGCAGGGCAGCACCGTCAGTTACCAGAGCGCGGTCGGGCAAACGGATACGCAGTGTGGAACCGATCTTCGCACCTTCAACAGCAAAGCTGTCGTCGTACTGACGGTTCACGTTACGGGTGAGCACCAGGTTGTTCTCGAGGATTTCGAGAGCTTTGCGGGTGATCATGTCAATGGTCAGAATACTGTTAGACATAATAGTCCTTTCAAAAAATTAGCGGTTGCGTTGCGCTTCCAACTTCTTAATCTGGCGTGCGCGTTCAGCTTCGATCCATTGGCCGGTTGTCATGGACTTGATTGACCGTGGGTCAGTCGTGTCATGGCTCGGCGAACCAGTTGAACGTGCAGTCACCGGGCTAATAGGTGCTGGCGCGTTTGAAGTTTTTTTGACCGGGGGATTGTCGCTTAACTTAGCTTCAATCTTTCCAATCTCTTTTGCCTGTGCAAGGGGCGTCATGCGGGAGATACGCTCGGCATCTTTAGGATTGGTTCCAAGGTAGTAAGCTAACTCGGGGCCAATGTCTGAAGACTGGATCGTTTCAGCCATCACGTTTGTAATTGGCAGCTTGGGGTTGTAGGCAACTTGGTCAAAGTCGTCGTACTTGTCCCGTGCTGATTCCTCACGCTCCTGATAGCTTTCGAGAATCTGCGACTGCTGCTTGGCAGCTTCACGCTTGGCAATCAGTTCTTCGGCTTTCTGGTAGGCCACTGCATCTGCATAGGCTTCAGGAGACTCAAACTGATCAGCGGATGCTGTCGGGGCAGCTCTCAAAACTTGCGTTTCCGCTTGTTTCTGTGCCTGATCTCTTTCCCATTTGCGCTGTTCTCTTGCGAGGCGCTTACCGATCATTGCGTCAATTTCAGCTTGCGTATAAGTTTTTTCCGCTTGCTGTTCTGTCTGCTCTGTCGATACTTCCGGCGAATTAACTTCGGGTTCAGGGGCAGCCGTTGCTTCCTGTTCCGGCGCGGGTGCTTCCGCTAAGATTTCATTGTCCATTTTGAATCCTGGGATTCCCTGGTCATCTGGGCCAGTACAGTTTTGCGAAATATATCACGGTTTGTCAGGCCATGTGTCGAAAACTCGGGCGTCTGCCACTGTTGAGGGCAGATCGCGCAATGTTTGGCGGTAGGTTGCCCAAGCAGGGGCATCACCGGCAAAGTCGGGCAGTTGGGTGTAATCACACGCAGACAGCAACAGATTGCGCTTGCCGCGCAGCGCGTCCATAGCGCGTTGCTTGTTCGCCTCAATCTCTTCAGCAGTCAGCTCCACCACTTCCAACTGCGTTGGGTCAACGGTGAAGTTTGTATATACGACCTTCTGGGTCAGTGCGTTGTGTTCCATGTTTTACTCCAATGTTTCAGGCTACCAAGCCCAGATAAATACTGCGCCATCGCCACCACGGCCACCACCAGCGCCGTCTTCGCCGTTCCCACCGCCGCCGCAGCCAATGCCGCCACGACCGCCAGCGGAGCCAATAACTGTGCTTGTACTGCCGCCTGCACCGCCGCATCCGACAAGAATGGGCTGAGTAATGAAATACCCGTCAGCGCCAGCAACAAGCCCACCGGCAGTGGTTGCAGGTAACACCGGATAGCCATAGTTCGGCGTTACTGAACCGCCAGTGCCTGCCGCGCCACCAGAACCACCTGCGCCGCCGGAAAGAAAAGTAGTGGCCGATGCTGTTTGGTTTGTGCCTGCCGTTGTTGTGCCGCCCAAAGTACCATCTTGCCCCGCAATAGATGTGAAAATTCCAGAAGCGCCAAAATAATTGTTGGTCATGGCCGCACCGCCAGTCCCAATTGTTGTTGAACCAACTCCTGACACGCCGCCATCGGCAGTCAGCAACGTGTAACCTGTCCCGTCTTTAGCTTGATAAAGTACAGAAGATGCTGTGGCGTTTGCGCCAGAAGTACCGCCAACACCAACAGTAATACGCAAAGTGTCTGGAATGAACATGGCGGGTCCGATCCAAGACGTAACCGCCCCCGATCCGCCCCCGCCGCCGCCAACTGATGCTGTTCCATTACCACCACCACCTCCAGCGCCGATCAGCATCATGCGAACCATTGATGCGCCGCGAGGCTTGACCCAGTCGCGGGTTGTACCACCACCGTAGAACTCTTGGTAGTTGGCTTGTTGAGGCGTGGGTGTGTTGAATAAATCTAGCATATTGTCACCACGTCACGATTACTACAAGGCCGTCACCGCCAATACCAGTAGTTGCCCCTCCACCAGTCCCCCCAGCCCCGCACCCAACGCCGCCTTTGCCGGGGCTAGTAGACCCGCCGCCCACACCAACAATAATTGGTTGCATTTGAAAAAATCCAGACCTAGAGGTTGAATAGCCATAATTAGCTGTGGTTGCGCCGCTGTAACTGCCGCCAGACAAAAATGTTGTAGCTGACGCAGTGGTGGGGTTGCCCCCAGCTTGCCCAGCAATACTTTGAAAAAATCCCATCGCCGTAAAATAGTTTGCCGTCATTGCAACGCCGCCAGCGCCGCCAGAGCCGCCGCCAGCGCCTCCATTTGCAGTTAGCAAGGAGTATCCAGTTCCTGTTTTTTGTTGGTAAAAGATTTGGGATACTGCGCCGTTACCATTTGAAGGAGAGCCAGTTCCAACAACAACCGTCAAAGAGTCTGGAATTAAGAAAGCTGGAACCATGCAATTGGTCACCGCACCGGAGCCGCCGCCTACAAAAGCCACCGCATCGCGGTCATCCCCCCCGCCACCGCCAATTAAAGTAAACCAAACAAATGACGCGCCTTGCGGCTTGACCCATGTTTTTTCAAACAAGTGCCCGGTTGTTTGCGGGTCGCCACCTTGAAAAATCTGGACGTTTGCGCCTTGTGGCGTTGGGTATTTAATAGGATATGACATATTACCAACTCGCAATCAGAACGAGGCCGTCACCGCCAGCAGAACCAACAGACCCATCGAAATAATATCCACTTCCACCGCCACCGCATCCAATTCCGCCTTTACCACCAGTTCCAGCATTTCCACCACCAGTACCACCCCCACCTCCACCTCCACCGCCAAGTCCAAAAATTATTGGTTGCATTTGGAAAGTTCCTGAATTTGCATCATTTCCATTAACAAAAGTGCCTGAAGACGCAGCTCCACCTTTAGCAACATATCCATAATTTGCCGTTGTATCTAGTCCAGCATTATTGTTGAATGTAGTTCCACCAGCACCACCACTTAAAAAAGTTGTAGCAGAAGATGATATTGCGCCAGAAGCATTAGCACCCGTTTGCCCTGCTATAGATTGGTAAAAACCCATTGCTGAAAAATTACCTGAACTAGTTGTTGCACCTCCACCACCTCCAGTTGTTAAAGAAGCAGCAGCGCCAGCACTAGCAGTTAAAAAAGCAGTATTATTTATACCTCTAATAATTGAAGCAGTACCATTTGCTTGAAGAGTTCCAACACCAACAGTTACATTTAAAATATCTGGAACGTGTTGTGCCGCACCATACCAAACAGTTACTGCGCCAGAGCCTCCTCCACCAGCACCTTGAGCGCCCGGCCCTGCTCCACCACCACCAGCGCCAATCAGCAACATATAGACATGGCTAACGCCTCTTGGTTTATTCCAAGTGCGTGTGCCTCTACTTCCAGCACCTGCTGGCGACCTATTAAATATCTGTATGTCACAACCTTGCGGTCTGGCTATTGGGAATGGAAACATCGTTTAGCCCCAAGTAGGTGCGGGTGCGTTGTCGTTGGTGCAGGTGTACTCAACAGCTTCTTCAGGAGATACGGCAGTGCCATCGGCGCGGTAAACACCAATGCAATTCCCGTCCTCCATTTTCTGGTAACCCGTCGAGTTGTCCAAAAACGTAATTTCAAACCAAGTAATCATCAGTAGTCTCCGGCAATGGTGACAATCGAGTAGCCTGTACCGGCTGATCCAGTGGACGTGCCAAAGGTTACATACAGCAGGTAGCTTGGGTCAAGCGCAAAGTTTACTGGCAACTCAAACACGCTTGTTGCGGCGGTCTGCGACAGTGTCACCGCAGGCAATGTGATCTCGTCAAACAGCCAAGTTGCAGTAGCACTGGTTGTGGTGCTGGAGGAGATGAACACTCGGCAAACTGTGGCAGCAGGGGAGCCAACAGGGCGGAAGCGCATCTTTTGCACATAAGAGCCGTTTGCACCAGCGGTGAACGCTTTGTACATCGTGCCGGAACCATCCAAGGCGGTGTTGGCTGTCGGGCCAACAACAAGGCCAGAGTTGTTTGATGCTACTGAGTCAACAGCACCGACGATGGAATAAATGGGGGAGGTATTTGCTGGCATGGTGAGTCCTTAAGGAAGAATACAGTTGATGGCAATGGCCCGAACAAGGCCGATTGAAGTAGAGCCGCCGGTAGGGGCCGCTGAAGTCCAAGTTGTACCGTTGGAAGTCAACACGTTGCCGTTTGTGCCAGGGGCCACCACTTGGACAGCAGAAGTGCCGTTGCCCAAGATGACGTTGTTGGTTGTCAAATTGGTTGCACCTGTGCCGCCGTTGGCAACTGGCAAGGCCGTGCCGCTGTACGCAATCGCCAGCGTGCCCGATGTGGTAATCGGACCACCACTGACCGACAGAAACGATGGCACTGTTGCGTCCACAGATGTCACCGTGCCCGAGCCGCCAGCCGTAGAGTTAACGGTCTGGTTTGGCCATGAGCCTGTGATGGTGACGTTGGTGCCCGCAACCAGTGCAGGTGTGGCCGTACCCGTACCGCCATTGGCGACAGGCAGCAAGCCTGTCACGTTGGTGGTCAGATCGGCAAACGTGGTTGAGGTTGTACCCGTACCGCCGTTGGCAATAGGCAAAGTTCCTGTAACACCAGTGGTCAACGGCAGGCCAGTAGCGTTGGTCAGCGTTGCGGAAGTGGGAGTACCAAGCAGCGGGGTCACCAGTGTGGGTGACGTGGACAACACCACATCGCCAGTTCCCGTGGTGTTGTAGGAAGTGCCCCATGCAATGCCAGTTGATAGCGGGATGCCCGCGCCAGGGTACACCATGCCACCGCCACCACCGCCTGACGAGTTGATCGTCTGGTTGGGCCATGTGCCGGTGATGGACACGTTGGTGCCTGCAACCAAAGCCGGTGTGGCCGTGCCTGTACCACCATTGGCAACGGGCAACAAGCCTGTCACGCCGGTGGTCAACGGCAAGCCGGTTAAGTTGGTGGCTGTGCCGCTTGATGGTGTGCCCAACGCGCCGCCGCTGGTCAAATAAGACCCAGCAGGCTGTTTGCCGTTAAATGTGTTCCAGTCGGCAGATGTCAAATAGCCGTTGACCGAGGTGGTAGCCGCAGGCATGCTGATCGCAGGTGTTGCGCCGCCGCTGGACACCACTGGTGCAACGCCAGTGACGCCAAGCACGCTTACACCGCCGCGCAGATTGGTGACGCTTACTTTCTTTGTAACGCCGCTTTGGACCAACGGGACTTCTTCAGTCCCTGCCAGCGGGGTGGTGGCTGCTGGCAGTTGGGAAATTTTAATGTCTGCCATTACAGCCCCTTAATCGTATGCGACTGTGAACGATGCCGAGGTGCCAGCCAGGACAATGTACAAACCCTTGTTGAAGAACAAACCCGCAGGGATGTTCAAATACGTGGTGCTTGCAGTCACAGAAAACGTGTCCACAACTTTAGGATCGCTGGTGCTTTTTGCGCCAGAATCATAAATCGTCAAAGTGCCGCTGGAAGAGGCAGAAACAAAAATGCCGTACAGCTTGCCCGCGCCGACTTTGATTTGCGTGGTTGCGGATGCTTGTGTGTAATTAGCCATGATGGTCCTTATGCGAGGAAGCGGAGTTTATACAGGGTTGACAGATACAACTCAACGATATTGTCGATGAGCTGCTGCAACGCAGAGTCCGACTTATCGCATATATCGTAACGACCTTTTTCGATCTCAGCAAGTTGACCTTGCAGAAACTCAATGATGTTGGTTGTCTTCTTGGCCGCTGGAATGCCGATTGGGCCGATCAAACCATTGCGGCCTTGGTAGGCTTCGGCAAATGCGTCTGCACGGTCAATGATCTCGTCATAAAACGTCTGCAAGGCCACATGCTTGGAGTAGCTGCGGGTGTTCAGATGCACTGAATGGGCCACGTTGCGGCCCAAAAACAGCAAACCCATCAATTGTGCTGCGTTCATTGCGGCATCCCCTCCACTGGTGGCATTGGCTGCATGGGCTGCGGTGCTTCAGGCATACCTTCCAAGCCAACGTCCATCTCTTGACCCGGCATCTCTGGAATGCCGTTCAATTGACCGTTGGACTCCATTGCGGCTGCAACCACACCCATTGCAATGTCTTGAATCTGCTGCTCGTTCATGCCAGCCTGTGTGGCCGAGATGCGTTGTGTCTCAGCTTGGTATGCCTTGATCTCAGCTTCGTAGTCCTTGCGGCGCTGCTCTTGCACCTCAATGGACTTGCCCACGTTCTTGATCATCTGGTGCATCTGCTCCATCTCTTGACCCATTGCCTCGATCTGCTGCTCGGCAGCCTGCAACTCGGGCGACTTGTCGTCGTCGGCCATGATCTTGGGGTCGATGGTCTTGGCAAACCGCTTGGACATCTCTTGAGCGCCAGGCCAGTCCATGTTCTTGACGAACAGGTCGCCAGCAACTTGCCACAACTGTGGGTTGCCTTGCAGCAACTGGGCCATAGCCTCCAAAGCCTCTTGGCGCTTGGTGGCGTAGCCGGGGCCAGTGACAGCCACAACGTCATATTTGCCAACGCTGGGGTTGTAGATTTTCTCCAGCACAATGCCGTTCTCGTCCCTGATCTCATTGACCGGCATTGGCTGCTCGGGGTTGATCTTGACCATTTCCGTTTCGCCGTCTTCGCCAATGATCCTGGCGATGCGCTGCGTGTCGTAAATCTTGGGGATCAGGTCCACCAGTTGACGCGCCACATGGCGAACGCCTCGGGCGAGGTTGTCACCGTAGTGGTACGTGCCCACATCGCCCTCACGCTGGCGGGCCAGAATGGCTTTGCCAGAGCGTTCGTTGGAACCCATTCCCAGCGATGCGTTGTACTGGCCTGTCGTGGCCTTGATGTCTTCAGCAGCGCCCGCCTTGGCTTGCAGCAGGCCGCTGGAAGCCATTGGCGGCTGTGCCCGCTGGGGTAGTGGCAACACCGCGCCTTGGCCGTCTGTGACGTCTGGATTGACCTCCAGATACGGCCAGTTCTGGGTGTTGGCCGTTTTCCACTTCTCTTCGTAGCCTTCAAACTGGCCACCGTAGCCGATGAACGGCGCTTTGGGGGCCAGCGCCAGCATCTCGGCTTCTTGGCTGACCCAGTAGTTGTACATGCGCTGGGCGTCCTTGGCGTTTCGCACCAAGCCCGACACGTACAAGCGGCCATCGACCTCAAACTCGTTGCCAACAATGCGGATCACCGGAATCCACTTGCCTGCCCACTCGCGTTCCTCAAGAATCTCGTAGCCGTTGATCTTGCAATACTTGACCTTTGCGCGGTCGGCCTCGCGGCTGCGCTTTGGCTTGCCGTACACAAGGCGCAGCTCTTTGTCTTCGGGCGTGCCCTCAAACGCTGTCTGCCCACCGGGGTACAGGTGCAGCGTGGCGGGGTCAAAGTCGATGTAATAGTAATCCGCGATGCGGATCGTGTCTTCATTGAGCCAGTTGGAGATCGACTGGTCACCAACACCCAGCGACTGCATGGTCGAGATGGGCGTAGCGTTTGGGTACATGCGCTCGTACTCTTCGCGAGTCACATCTTCGGTCACAAAGCACCACTTGGCATCTGCGCCCGTGGGGTCTTGCATGGTGGGGTCCATGTAGACGCTGAACGAGTTACGGACCCGGCCAATCTTGATGTCTTGGTCAAACGTGTTGTCTTCGCAATACTCGGTCAGCAGCCGGATGTAGCCTTCGCCAAAAGACACCTGGTTCTCGCAGGCGGTGTCGTAGGCCACGTCAGCATCGCTGATGTATTCGATGTGCCGGATCATGCCGTTGAAGACCTCGGCCACTTTGACGTCTGCCCGGTCGTCAACGGGAATCACTTTGGCGCCAGGGCGGTTTTGCCTCTGGTCGTTGGTGACCTGGTGCACATGCTGGGGCAGTTTGTTGATCGTCAGGCAGGGGCGGGCGTTGATTGTCTGGCCCTGCACTGCGCCACGGGTGGCCAGCACATCGGATGGCCACTGCCAGTGGTTGTCGGGCGATCCGGCGTAGAACCGCAGGTCGTCAATCTCGTCCTCACGGCTCTCGGCATAGCAAGAAACCGCCATATCAAGGCGTGATCGGGCAATTGCCAGAATATCGGAATCACTATTCTTGGGCTTACCGCCGTTTGCCACAGCAGCAGCGGCAACCATGCCAGTTGGGTCAGCCATTCAGGACTCCTAATACGTGAGGTTCGCGCATGACGACATATTCTTTGCCGCCGTGCGTGAATTCTTGCCCTACGCCAAAATACAGGTGATCGCCCACCTTCAGCTCTTCGCAATCAGGGCCAGCAGCCACAACTATACCTGTTACTTGCTTTTCAATCGAAAGTAGCTCCAAAAACGCATGTTTTTCGACATCCACCTCAATGATCAGGCAGTTCTGCATGGCCTTTAGAGTCATTTTTTGCTCTTCATCGCTGGTTTAGCCGTCTTGGCAGACTCTTTAAAGTCTTTGGCTGTGGGTGCCCCAGCAGCGCCAAGTTTGCGCATCTTTTCACCAGAGCCAGCGGCAATGCGCTCACGTTTTGCTGCAATATTGCTATACAACCCAGGTTTGGTAGCCATTATGATCCCATCCAAGATGCTGATGCGCCGCGATCAGCGTTGATTGTGCGCGTTACGTTGCGCGGATTGTACTCGCGAGAAGCTACAGGGTAGGCAAACGTCAGCGCAATAGCGTCCGCAGCGTCTGGCGATGCTATTCCCCGTGCTTTCATGTCTTTTTTCGACTCTAAGAAGATAGAACCCTTAGAGTCTGGCTTCATCATAGGCGAGATCAGGTCAGTTTTCAAGAACCTGTCGTTTGGGATGCTGGCCGACTTCAGCCAGTCCTTCATTTTGCCCCAGATTTCAGCCCGTTTGTTGCCGTACATGGCAGGGTTAGCTGCTTTCCAGCCAAAGTTGACGCCCTTGATCTTGTAGCGCTGCTCTTTGAGCCGGTCCACGACGCCTGCCCCCAGCCCGCCCTCGTCAATGAACACCATTGCAGGCTTGAACTCCTCGATGGCCTCGATGATGTAGCCCACCACCGTCATGGTGTCGTCGCCCCGGTGCCGAATAATGCGCGTTATGTCCCGCCCCTGCCTGATAGCTATGACCGTAGCGTCTGCCCCGAACCGCGCCGGGTCTACGCCGATCACGATGGGTGCGCTTGGGTCTTTGTACTGTGGCCGCTTCATGGCGTCGTCCACCACCATGCTGGAGATGAACTGGTCGTCGCCAATGTTGGGGAACTCGCCGTACACCTCGACGTGCGCTTGACCGGAGTCCGGCCCGTATTCGTCAATGATTTGCTGGTAGACCTGCTTGTCCGTGCCCTCGACCGTGCGGGCGTCCACCACCTTGGTGCCCCAGAACTCACGCTTGCTGTGGAATGTCTCGTAGAAGTACCCGCTGTTGCGCCGTGGGTTGCTAAACGCCAGCCAAAAACGGTTGGGCGTGTTCTCCGTAAAGAAACCCGCAGTCACCGCCCAGATCGAGTCGTCGATACCCGACGCTTCGTCAAAGATCACCAGCACACCGTCAAAGTTGTGTACGCCCGCGTACGCGTCCGGATTCTCTGCCGACCACAACCGCCCCTCAACGCCCCAATACCGTGTGCCCTTCTTCAGGTCGCGCTCGACCAACTCGGTCAGCCACTTGGCGGGCATCAGCCTGGTGGCTGACACCTCGAACCAATGGCTGTTCAAGCTCATCGCCAGCCACTTGGTGATCTCGGCCCATGTGACCGACCTTAATTGAGACTCGCTGTTAGCCGACACGATCGTAGTCGAGCCGATCCGCGTGGACAGCATCCAGATCACGATCCATGACACCAGCGCCGACTTGCCGATCCCTCGGCCAGACGAGACTGCGTGGCGCAGGGTGTCGAAGTCCACTTGGCCTTTGTTTGCTTTGATGTGTTCAGCAATAGACTGCAAGACCTCGCGCTGCCATTTGCGCGGCCCTGTGAAGTGCTCCAGTGGTGTGCCCTGTTGGCCCCACGGGAATGCGTACATCACGAACGCCAGTGGGTTGTCTTTGAGCTGCGGCGTCCACAGCCTGGCCATCAGCTCTTGTTCGTCTTCAGCCGAATAGATGGTTGCTTGCATTATTTTGCTTCCACGTCTGTGATGTCGATCACAGGCGCGGCCCGTTTGTCCGCCTCGGCCAGCGCCCCTGTGATGGAGATGCGCTGCTCGACATCAATAGTCATGGCCTGCTTGGCGACCCAGCCGTGCTGGTGCTTCAAGATTTCCAGCGCTACTTTGGAGTCGCCTGCAAACGCTGCTTCGTGCAGCACTTCGCTAAGTTGGCGTTCGCCAGCGGCTTTGCCGTTTTGCGCTGCCAGCTCGGCGATGGGGTCCAGCACGCACAGTTGTCGGTATTCGGCAGGGAGCAGTCCAGCGGCCAGGGCAAGCGTGTCGCCTTTGAGGCCGAGCTTGGCTGCGTCGTAGATGCGGTTAAGCGTGGCCTCTGTGGCTTTGACTTCGCGGATTGATAGTGGTAGTGATCTCATGTGAGCCGCCTGTTGATTGCGTGGGTGCATTGTAGGCATTTTTCAAAAATAAAAAAAATTGTTCAGTTGTCAAGTAATCCTTGACGGCTGGTTGCAATAAAAAAAATTGTTCGTGAACCCTACGTTTTTGCATGGCCCTATCGCTCGGCCCTACCCCCTCCCCCTCAAAGTTTTGTGGACATTGCGGACTGTCCACGGCAGGCAGCAGACCCCATGTTGCATAGTACTGTATGCCCATCCACCACTGTATAAGATGCTGATTGTGGACAATGTGGACAATCGGTTTGCACATGGTCCACATTGTCCACATGCGACGCGGCCAAAATGCGCGGGGCCAAAGTGTGGACACTGTGGACAGTTTGGACAGGCAATTTAAATCGCTCTACCCCCTTTCACTATATAAGCTATTACTTATATATAGAAGTATTATCTAGTTCAATCAAATGACTATCCACAATATCCACAAAGCCCCGTAACCCGCATTCCCATTGGCCGCGCATGTGGACAATACCCGCGCTTTCACGCTATCCACAATCCGCCCACATTGTCCACTGTTACAAACTGTTACATATTTCCTTGCATGTAACCATTGACAGTGTAAGAAAATCCCGTACAATAGAAACATCATCAACCAACCATGAAAGTACTGTATGAAAGACACACAAAACCAACGTCAAGAGCTGTATCAGCTCATTAGCCTGGCGCGCGCACA